TGGTACTAGAAACCTAGTCATGACTATCAGAAATGGTGGTTCAGGTTTCGATGCTACTTACGGTGGTGTAAGACAACTTGCATTTACTGATAATGACAACATGTGGATCAGAGGTTCTGGTACAGGGGTTTCTACATTCGGTTCATGGGGTAAGGTTTGGACATCACTTAACGATGGTGTAGATTCAGGACTCGATGCTGATAGGTTGGATAATAAGCAAGGTGACTGGTATCAGAATGCTTACAACTTGAACTCTGGTATTATGTCTGATAACAGACTACCAGGATTCATTAGTCCTAGATCTTATCAGGATAGATTAGTAATTAAGACATTTAGTGGTGATGCTAAGTATCAGATCTATGTACAAGGTTTAATCCTTAACAGTTCACCATTCACACCAGGTAACCCAGTTAACCTATACAATGCTAACGCACAGGCAGTTGGTAGTTACACGATTGATGCTATTACTATTAACGATGACGTTAATGATAACTTTAACGATTACAGTATCTTAATTGGTAGACTGACTTCTGGTAACTTCACTGGTGCTCTTACAGTTGGTACTGCAAGTAACAGAGTTCCATTCCAAGACTTTACTATTGAAGATGATAACACCTTCGAGGTAACTAGACTTGAGAGTAGTTCTGGTACTGCTTTACTGAAACTTGGTAGAAAGGATGGTCAGGCATCAAGTCCTGCTGTTTACTTTAACTCTTCCGCATCTGCTGCAACAAACTATAACGTTGCTCTGATTGCTGCTGGTGGTACTACAACTGATGGTTCTGGTACATTAGAAGTTAAAGTTGCTAATGCTGATGGTTTAGAAGTTAATGGTTCTACTGTATGGAACGCAGGTAACATCACCTTCCAAGTCAATAACATTGCAAACACTGCTGTTAAGAGAGATGGTTCAGGCAACTTCTCTGCTGGAACTATTACTGCTACATTAACTGGTGCTTCTTCACTCAACGTATTGAAGACTGGTGATACCATGACTGGTACACTAGCAATCGCTGGTGGATCTTCCAACTTAACTGTTGGTGGTACATCAACATTCAGTGGAGTTACATCTGTAAATAATGACTTGAATGTTGATTCTGGAGTTCTATTCGTTGATGCTAGTGCTAATAGAGTTGGTATTAACGTAGGTACTGCTCCAAGTGCTGCTCTTGATCTTCGTAGTGATGAAGGTATATTCCTTAAATCAGCATCTAATGCTCCTTCTACAGGTGCAAGAATTAGATTTACAGATGCTTCTGACTTCTCCCAAGTTGGTACTCTTAGATACAATCATGCAGATTCACAATCACCTAACAGTAATTATGGAAATACTTTCACATTAGAAGGTACTGAATCAGAACTAGCGTTCCGTGTTGTTGGTGATGTTATTGCATCTAGAAAGTTAGGTATTAATATCAACAGAGAACCAAATTATACCTTAGAGGTAGATGGTGATGCATTAGTACAAACTACTCTGTATATTGACGATGCGAATGATAATGGTGGTGCTTCGATACAGTTAAGAGGTTCTTCTTCTTACAGAAACTTCAGACTTGGTAACCAGTTGGTTGCTAACCATTATTGGACACTTCAAGCATCTACCAACAACGGTGGAACAACTTGGAATGGTACACCAGCAATTGCTGTTGATGGTAGCAACAATAGAGTTTCTATTAACACTACTACAAACTCTGGTACTGATCCAAATAACAATACCGCAAGGAATTATCAGTTTACCGTACAAGGTGATATGAACCTTAACGGTCAGTTCTATCAGAACAATGCTGAGTTCGTTACTTCACGTTGGACAGAATCTTCTAACGGAAATGACATCCATAGATTATCTAAGGTTGGTATAAACAAGTCAAACCCATCATATGATTTACATGTTGGTGGTACTTCTAACTTTGAAGGAATTGGTTATATCAATGGTGATAAGATGTGGATAGATACTTACGGAGTCTTTAAGGCTAACAGAAACACAGTTTCTGAAAACGTAACAATACCTGCTAACACAAATTGTGTCAGTGCAGGGCCTATCACAATTGCAAACGGTTACACAGTCACTATAAATAGTGGTGGTAACTGGGCTATCGTATAACGAGGAAATATGGCTGGAATATTAAAAGTAGACCAGATCCAAAACTCCGCAGGAGTTAATATAATGGATCTGCAAAATGATGACTTGAGACTGTGGAATGGAAGCAGTTATACTTCAATGGCATCTACTGGGTCGTTGTTAGGTATGAATGTTTATACCTCACAGAATGGTACTTGGAACTCTAAATCCACTAGTGGTGGTTCTGGTACTTGGACAAAACCAGCTGGTTGCAGTCATGTTTTAGTTTATGTAACTGGTGGTGGCGGTGGAGCCAGAGTTAACGATAATACTTATCGTGGTGCTGGTGGCGGTGGTGGAGCTACTGCTATCAAATGGATTGATGTTTCTGGTGTAAACTCTGTTAGCTACACATACGGTGGCGGTGGAGGTTATGCTCGTAACGGTGGTAGAGGTGGTTCAGGAGGGACATCTTCCTTTGGATCTTACTGTTCTGCTGGTGGTGGCCAAGGTGGTCAATCAGATGTACCTCATCAGGGTGGACCTGGTGGATCTGCTTCAGGTGGTGATATAAACTTACCTGGCGGTGGTGGAGAAATGACTCACGGATCAAACAACGAAGGAGTTGCTGGTTCTAGTTTCTGGCATAAAGCTGGTTCTTCACACCATTACTACAACAACCAAGAGGAAGTAACTCATGGTCAGTGGGGTTCTGGTGGTGGTCATGGATACTATTCACAAAATAGTTTTGCTCATAACAATAGTAACGGCGGCGGCGGTTGCGTTATTGTATACAATTACAGTTAATAAAAATGGCATATATTTCATTAGTACATAAAAAAAGTGGAACTGTACAACAGATACAAGATTCAAATGCACCTACATTTGAAACTCATGAAGATTTTGAATGGGTAAATGGACCTTTTGATAAAGTAGATGATGATGGTTTACAGGCTCCTGATTTTTATTGGGATACTCAAACTCAACAAATTACTAAACGTGTGGTAGTTGATGCCACTTACGACTTCAAAAGAAAATTTGAATATGAACAAATTGAAGAGCAACTTGACAAACTTTGGCATGATATGGAACTAGGGGTAGTTCCTGGAAAAGATGGTCAGTGGTATCAATCTGTCGCTGCTATCAAAGATAAATACCCTAAGTCATAAATACAATTACGATCAATAGGTAATCATGTCTCAATTAACAGTTGGAACTGTTGTCACAGGAAATGCATCTTTGGCCACACAAGGTCTGAAGTTGCCTTCATTTGCTAGTGGCAGTAGACCTGCATCTCCTAATATAGGTCAGATGATCTGGAACTCTTCAGATGCGAAAGCACAAATCTGGAATGGTTCTGATTGGGATGACGTAGGAGGTGGTATACCAGGAGCCACTAATGATACGAGAGGTGCTTACTTAGTATCTGATGGAGAAAACGGAACTTTCTGGGCATATCCTGGAGGGAGTAATGCCGTTTCTTCACCCATGACTGGATGGAGATATAGAAGTTTGATTACGCATGGTTACTTGATTGCTGGATACAAGGGTTCTAATCCTTGGAGAACAGTAAACAAAACCTGGCACGCTACAGATGTTACTTTCTACTGTGGCGAACAACTTGACCGTGCATTAACATACGCTGACGTTACTTGGAGTGACTACTTCGGTTATGGTCATGGGTGTGTTAACTCATTCACTGGATCATCAAGCCATACATCTTCGATCAACCTCCATACTGGAATGAGACGAATGTTTGGTACATCAGGTAGTAACCCTGGTGGTGGAACATACTCACCTGCTAACTACGGTTGGGAAGGAGACGATCCACGAGGTGTTATGGGATATGGTACTGTTGGTGGTTGGAACATGCCTGTCAACAGAGACAGAAACTCCTGTGCATCTGCACAAAAACAACAGCATGGGTATAACTTAGGTGGAGGTAACTCTGCTGTAGGTAAATTACACTTCCCTTCAGAGATCATGTATCAGGCAGGTAACTCACCTTCTGGTAATGACCATACTTCATCAGTTGCCGATGAAGATAAGACATGGGCTTCATTCTCAGGTAATAGATACTACTGTAATCATTCTAACGATAGTTGGGGTGGTTGGTCTTCCTCTATGGCTCCTGACGGAGTTTGTAAGCCGCTTGGTTCTAAGTGGGGTCACTTCTATTGTGGAACTGGTAACAACGTTACAACTCCTTGGACTAAGTATAATGGTTCTTCAGGATCTGGTATTAAGAATGGATCTAAGGTTCGTTCTTACGGAGAAGAGAACATGATGATGGGTCAAGACTGGGGTTACATGATGGGACAATATGATGGTCAGCAGAATAACCACACTACTAAGTGGGATTACTCTACTGATGTTGAGACTAATATGGGTGCTTCTACAAGACCTAAAGGACATTATGGACAATCTTCAGGTGGTTGCTGTTCAGCTGCTGCTACTGTTACCGCAATCTATGCACAATAATGAGATACCTAATACTTAACGAAAAAGAAATTAAGCCTGAGCAGTATGTCAATATTGCTGAGACCGCTGATGCTAGGCTACATTACAACGAAATATTTTCGTTGATGCATTTTGCATGTGTGGAAGTAAGTGAAAACATCTTCCAAGTTATCTCTAAAGAGTGGGAACACAAATACAAAGAGGTTACTAAGAAGCAAGCATTGAATGGATCAAACTTCTTCTCAGAAGTTAGACCTTTTGGTAAGATTATGGCAACGGTTAACCAACAAGGTGTTGCTCAAGCATGGACTCCTGCTGGTGGTATTCTTAAAGTACCAGTAGAATTGACAGATGAAATCAGAAAAGAAATTACTGATTTCATGAGTATCTTTGCTGTAGAGATTGTTGATGATGAATTTAATGTAAGAATTAAAAATCTAAGAGATACAACAGAATTAGAAACTGCTTCTTGGGAAATACAGAAGCATGAAGCAAGAGAGTGGTTGAGAGAAAAAGGAAAGAATGGAAGTAAGACACCATTCCTTGACTACCTTGCTACAGAAAGAGCTTTAGATAAAACAGATCTATCAAATAAAATACTTACTAAAGCTGAGGCATACGAAGATAAACTATCTACCATGCTTGTTACGTATCAAAAACTTAAGAAAAAGTTTGAAGATGCCGATACTGTATGGGACCTAAATATATTATATGAAGATCACATCGGTATCATGATGCCTCAATCACAGGCAATTGAAATGGGTCGCACCATATCTGATACTGACTGGGATCGAAAACCAGAGTATGAGGTAGACGCATATGTCTTTAAATTCTGAATTAGTTAACAGAGATCCAAAAAATTCAAGATTATCTTACAACGCAGAGTTGTCAGATATCATTGCTGATGTTAATAACATAGTCAGTTCTGATACTGGAGAGATAAATCTAGCTAAGTCTTTCGTTGAGGAATTTGATTTCTCAAAGAAAGATTTTGATATTTTAGAAGGTTGTATGCGCTTCAATAGCGGTATGACTGAATATCAAAGTAAGCATTTTGTTGTTGATATGCAATTGACTCCTTGGAGAAAGGTTCGTCAAGCATTGATGGAACTAGAAACAAGGTATCATGCTTATATGGAAAATAGGCACAGTCTTAGAAAAGCAGAATTATTAAGAAAGAAATTCGTTCGTACTCTTGATAATTTAGCGGCAGAAGGTGGAGATGAAATTGATGCTGGATTTATCCAGATCGATTTAGAAAAAAATGATTATGACATAGGTATTTGGAAAAGGAAACTACGTCAGTCAGAAATAGAAATGACACATTTCTTGAAGACTGTTAATGAGTTTGTTGATGATGACCATCCACTAGAGTATTTCTTAGAAGAACAAGAAGAGGAAGAAAGAATATACTGGATTGCTCGTATGGGTAAACAGGCTGCTATGGATATTGTATCTTATGGTAGAATATCTACTGGTAACATGACTTCTATTTTGGATATGCCAGAACAGGATCAAGTTAAGTGTTTAGAAGTAGCAATACAATTCTCTGCTCTCGTTGGTGGTGGTATGGACAAATTAAATAAAACATTTGCTCCTGCTATACAAGCACAAATAGAATCGGAAGGTATAACAATGCCCAAGTTTGAGGCGCATAAATATACAGGACAGTTACATTTAAAAGAGGGCAATTAAGATGGCAGGAACCTGGCACGCTGATGCAGAAAGGTATGAAGAGCTTCTGCCTGTTATACATTTCATGATGTATGATAAGTACAGTCTTGAAGATAAAAATAAAGATCTAGATAGAGTAAAGCTCAGAGAAATCTGTAAAGAGAATAAAAGTCTCTTGATAGAACATAGTGACAACGAAGGTTTATTTATTAATAAGGTTCTAGAAGAATATGGATCAAAGATTCTCAATCCCGCTGAATACAAAATTACCTGAAGATTTTGTAACAGGAACTTTTATTCCGTTCCTGAATCAGTATAAGAAATATATTTCCGACATATACTTTACATGTCGGATGCCTCCATTCGTCCAAGACGCGATGGGGGATAGTATTGATGGGGATATGAGGGAGACAACATTCAATGCTCTCTATGTTTCTCAGGAAACAGGTATTCCATTATCAGCAACGTTTAATAATATTCAGGTTCTTCCTAATCAAAAGAACTTGGATCTTTTTATTGAAAATTTTAAACCAGTATATGATATGGGTGTTCGTATTGCTACGATACCTCATACGACATGGTTGTTAACTGGACAGATACAGAAAGAGTTTCCAGAACTCTATATTAAAAATACTATACTCAGAGAAGTAACAAGAGCAAACGAGATAGTTAATTTAGCAAAGGCAGGATTTAATTATATTAATTTAGATCGTGATCTAATGAGAGATCATGATCAACTACTAAGAATTAAAAAAGCAAAGGAATATTGTGCTGAAATAGGTAAACCAGTTAAGATATCATTACTTGCTAATGAGTGGTGTTGGGGTGGATGTCCGATCATGCCAGAACACTATCATTATAATATGGAAAGAGGAGAAGATGATCCTCAATATTTTAATGATTCTATTAGTAGAGTGTCATGTTCTGGATGGGATGAAAGAGATCCAGCTAATGCTTTAAAGCAAGCAACTATACCACCATGGAAAGAAGATTGGGAACAGTTTGTAGATTTAGGTATTGATGTATTCAAGATGCATGGTAGAGAGAATGCTTTGCGTTTAATGGAATCTATGGACATCATTAAAAGATGGGATGCTAATGAAGAATTATTATATCCTCAGTTTGATGAGTATATTGAAGATACTACATTACAAGAGAAACCAATTGATATCTGGAGAGATAAGATTAAGACGTGTAAGTTTGATTGTTGGGATTGTAATTATTGTGATTCAGTTATTCATTCTAGGATGAAAAAGAATGAAAGAATTATGGATAAGGATATAGAACTAGTTCTTAATTCTATTGATAAGGCTGCAAGAGGAGATAGTAAGTTTAATCCAAAAGGATTTAATTACGAAGGTTTATCATCAAATATTATTAGACATTTTCTTAATAACTTATGTTCTAAAGAAGATGCTGTGTATTTAGAATTAGGTGTTGCTGCTGGTAGTACATTCTTTGCTGCGACAATGGATAGAGATATACCAGCGTTTGCTGTTGATAATTATTCAGAAGAAGATATTGCTCCTTTCCGTGATGAGGATAGTTGGGATAGTGGTGGTAAAGTATATGGACATAAAGGATTTAAGATGAATAATCCTAAAGGTGCATTCTTTAAAGGTATGAAAAAGAATCAAGTTTTCCATGAGAAAAGTATTCAAGATCTGAATATAGCAGATTTTAATATTGTTCATGATGAACACACTATGGATAATAAGAAAGCGAATGTTATTTTCTATGATGCTGATCATGACTCGCAAGCACAGTATGATAATTTAACATACCTCTATACAATTATGGATGATCAGTTTATAATAGTAATAGATGATGCTAATTTTATGGGTGTGGTAGAGTCGGCAAATATATGGGTTAGGGAAAATGATATTAAAGTTATGTTTGATCGTAAGATATTGACTGCTGTTCCAGAGGATCCTAATGGATGGTGGAATGGTGTTCATATAATGGTGTGTCAGAAATGAATTCATTTAAACACCAGTATATAATCATCAATATGGAAGATGAATATTTTGATCTTATAGAAAGGCAACTTAAGAAATGTCAAGGTACAGATCGTGAAAGTAAACCTATAGATGATTATGAATCTTCTAAGGTAGAAGGTTTAGAAAATAAAGGAGAACTTGATCTAGCAAATAGAGAATCAAAATCTCGTTTTATAGATGATGAACGTTTGTATGGATTGATGGATGGGTTTATTAGTTTTGCTAATGATAAGTGTAAATGGGATTATGATATTGATTTCATAGAACCTTTGCAGGATACTGTATATAAAAAAGGTGGTTACTATGATTGGCATATAGATGAATCTAATTGGATGCCTGGTAAGAGGCATGAAAATAGAATACGTAAACTTAGTTTTGTTATACTATTGAATGATGATTTTGAAGGTGGTGAATTTGAAATGGTGATAGATGAGAAAAAGATTATTCCATTGAAGAAGAAAGATGTTATAATATTCATGGGTGATACACCACACAGAGTTAGAGAAGTAACATCTGGTGAGAGGAAATCATTAGTTGGATGGGTACAGGGGCCACCATACAAATGAATTTTATTAACGAATATCAATTAGAAGATCCTGATATATGTGACAAGCTTATAGAGCTTTTTCATATAGCGGATAAGGATGAAATGACATATGCTGGTAGAGTTGGTGGTGGTAGTATCATTCCAGATATTAAGAAGAGTACTGATTTCTCTATCACTGATGCTGGAAAGTTTGGAAAACCAAGTGACTTTAAATATGATGCATATCAAAAAGCATTAGATGGTTTTATAAATGAATACTTACAAGAACTAGAAGTTGGAAACCAAGAGTTTACAATGAAGCAGTTACCACAGATACAGTATTATAAACCAGGTGAAGGTTTTTATACATGGCATGTGGATGGATCTGGTTTAGATGGTTGTGATAAAGCTTTTGTTTTTATTACATACCTGAATGATGTTCCTAATGGAGGAACTGAATTTTATCATCAGGATTATACTGTGCAAGCAAAGAAAGGTAGTACAGTTTTATTTCCTGCTGGATTAACTCATAAACATAGAGGACAAATTTCAAATGATCATGAGAAGTATATTATGACAGGATGGTTATGGTGGGGCAAATGAAGGAACCTATTGTTATTGATACTGTTCTATCACGTAGTGAGTTTGAATCATTGTATGAATATTTTAATAGAACTTCACCAGCAGTAAGTAGTCTTGCAACATGGACACTTAATAATGCATCGTATGGTAAAGGAGATCCTGTGTCATGGCAACATCCTTTAAGAACTGATTTAATATTTACTAAGTGTGCCACAACAATAAGACTTAAGATGATGAAACATCTTAGAAGAGATATTAAGTTGTGTAAGATACATGCTAATGGACAAACTGCTGGACAGAATACATTATTCCATAAAGATTATCCATTAGATGATGTATGGACATTCGTACTTTTTAATCAAAAAGAATGGAGTTTAGAATGGGGTGGTGAATTTGTATCTCAGAGACCAGATGGAAAGACTTTCTACACACCATACATACCAAATACAGGTGTTCTTATACCATCTAATTGGGATCATAAAGGACACTCTCCTAATACTTTAATAGGTAATGGTTACAGGACTACAGTAGCATTCTCTTTCTGTATTCCTGAAATTCATGATCATATAAATGAGAAACAATCAAGACGATGGTATTAGGAATTAGAGAATATCCAGTAGATGTTGATGGAGATGAACTTATAAAGTTTATTGATACCTCTATCGAAAAGAATATTCTTACTAAAAATATGGATCACGTATCCAAACTCACCTTCCATGATGGTAAAGATGACTTCTTGGAGTATGATGAACCTATTATTAAGAAATTAAGATGGTCATTTCACGATGCTTGTTCTAGATTTTGGGGTATGGATGTATTTGATTATCAAATAAATTCATGGGTGTATATAGATTGGAATGATAATCCAATAGAACCATACATGCACTCACACAATCCAGAAAATCCCTATACATTATCTGGTATAATGTATATAAAATTAGGTGAGTCTGGAACTACTATGTTCCCTATGCCAAATCATGATCCATATTACTTACCGAAGAACTTATTTACATGGTTTATATTTCCATCAAACTTACCACACATACCTGGCAAAGGCATTCAAAATGAAAACCGATATTGTTTAGCTGCAGATTTATATTCATGAAAGACAGTAATATACACAGTCAAAGTAATTTAAACTTTGTAGCAGAGAAAATTCCACAAGACATCTACTATAGTCTTCTTGATTATACTAGGAAAAGAAGATTGGATGAGGTATGGAATATGAATTCCAGATTGGCTGGTGCTCTAGATCAACAATCAAGTTTAAGTGAATGGAAATATGAATGTCCAGGATTAGAAGAATATCTTTTAGATCGTGTTAATGGAATATGGGATTGGGTGTATACCACATGTCCATGGGAGTTTAATAAGACAAAGGATATCACTCGGTTCATAAGGTTGCATAATTTGTGGGCGAATTATCAGAAGAAATACCAATACAATCCAATGCATGTTCATTCTGGTGTTGTTAGTTTTGTGATATTTGTTGATATACCATATGGTCCTGAAGAAAGGGATAATTTTTATAGTGATGGAGCGTTTCAAATGGAAAAGGAAGTGCTGCCAGTAGATAGTTCATGGAACGGTACAATTCTTATGTTCCCATCAACAACAAATCATGCTGTATATCCATTTAGATCTACTGATAAAGAAAGGACAACTGTGTCTGGGAATATTGCTTGGAATGTAGAGGGTCCAGATGAAGAGCATTATTAAAGATGATTGCATCAATCCAAATTATCAAAACCTTATTGAAGAGACTCTAAGATTTGATACAGATTTTAGATGGGTGTATCATGATAACTTAGTAGAAGATGGTGACAGTCAGTTAGTAGGATTCTCTCATATGTTTTTATTGGATGGGAAATCGTGTAGTAAGTATAGTGGATTGTTTCTTCCTTTGGTATTTGAGGCATGTTATAATGCTAACGTAAACATCTCTAAAGTAATACGTGGAAGATGTTTCCTTCAAACTCCAGGAGTTAAGGAGAATGAATATGATCAGATGCATGTTGACATACCAGAGGATCATATGGTATGCTTATACTACGCAACAGATAGTGACGGTGATACGTACTTTTCAGAAAAGAGATACGGTGATCCGATGGGAGAATATGGTATAAATAATACCGTCTCACCAAAGAAAGGTAGATGTGTATTCTTTGATGGTTTACGTTTTCACGCAAGCAGCAAACCTACACAAAAACCTAGATTTGTAGTAAACTTTAACTTCATTCCTTGATTAGATATGGATCCAGCACAGTTGAAATCAAATTTTGAGGAGCAGATTGCTAAGACTGCTACTCAAATTACAGAACTCGAAGAGAATCTGAAAAAAGCAACAGAATATAAATTAAAATTAGAAGGAGGTTTGGAAACACTCGGACTCCTTGCAGGAGAAGAGGAGAAACCTCCAGAGGATACTCAAGCAGTCACTCCAGAGATTGCGAATCCACCGACAGAATAAACCTAGAATCCCTTCTACTAAATAGTATGAAGGGATTTTTTGTATCTAATGGCATCACCTGCATCAAAAGCTGAACTGATTACTTATTGTAAGAGGAACTTAGGTGAACCTGTATTGCAGGTAAACATTGATGATGAGCAAGTTAATAACGTAATTGACGATACGTTTCAATTCTTCCAAGAGAATTGTTATAACGGTATGGAACGTACTTATCTCTACCACGAGATAACTGCTGACGATAAAACTCGTCTTGCTGCGACAACTTCTACATCAAAAACTGATGGTAGTGCAACTGCTGTGTGGGAAGAAGCCACAAATTATATCCCTATACCAGCTCATGTAACTGGTATTAGTAAAGTATTTGGAATGGTTGGTAACTCCATCCGTTCTAATTTGTTCGGTATTGAGTATCGAATGTTTTTGAATGACTTGTATGCATTTGGATCTGTTGATATCTTAAACTATTATATGACCAAACAATATCTTGAAACATTAGATATGGTTTTGAATAATGGTTCTCATCAACAGTTCAGATATACACAACGTCGTGATCGTCTATACTTAGATATCGATAAAGACTTTCTACAAAATGGACAGAACATATTGATTGAGTGTCATAGATTACTCGATCCAACTGATGCTACTGAGATGTATAATGATATGTTTGTTAAGAGGTATGCTACTTCACTGATGAAAAAGCAGTGGGGTCAGAATCTTATCAAGTATAATGATGTGCAACTACCAGGTGGCATGTCACTTAATGGTAGACAGTTATTTGAGGATGCTTTGTCTGAGATCAGAATGATCGAAGGTGAAGTTCTAAGTAAGTATGCAATTCCACCTCTAGATATGATCGGATAAAATGCCTACTAGTCCCTATTTTCCTACTTATTATCAAGGTGTTGCAACTGAACAAGCCTTGTATCAAGATCTTGCTGACGAACAAATCAAATTGTTCGGAACGGATATCTATTATCTTCCTAGAACTATTCTAAAAGATAATGCATTGGATGATGTCATCTATTCCAAGTATCAGGATGAGTTCCAAGTAGAAATGCTACTGCAAAATGTTGCGGGTTGGGGTGACAATAACGAGATCATCAGTAAGTTTGGATTAACAATAAGTGATGAAGTCGTTTTTAAAGTATCTACTAGACGTTGGGATGAGGCAGTAGCAGCTAATACTCCTACCCTAACAGTTGCTGGTAGACCTAATGAGGGAGACTTATTATACTTCCCATTAACAAAAGATTTGTATGAAATTAAATACGTACAATTAGAACAACCGTTCTATCAATTTGGTAAGATTCAATTTTACTCCATAACTGCTGAACTTTACGTCAGCAGCTCTGATGAGATTAATACTGGAGTGGCAGAGATTGATGTCATAGAAACGATATACTCTAGTGCAATCGCACTCACATTAGGTGTTGGTGGAACTGGAGACTTTACCGTTGGAGAAACTGTAACTGGAGGAACTACTGGAGTTACAGCAGAAGTTAAATCTTGGGATAATGCCACAAGGATACTTCAAGTCATTAATAGAAAAGGAACCTTCTCTGCTAATGAATCTCTAACTGGTGATACCAGTAGTGCTGTTTGGGTGGTATCTACATTTGATACGCTACAAAATACAAACAGTGAGTATGATGATAATAGAGTAATCGAAGATGCTGCTGACAATATTATTGATTGGTCAGAAGGTAATCCATTCGGTGAATTTGGTAACTTTACAGGTAGTATCTGATGTTAGGATCACATTTTTATAACGAGGTAACTCGTAAAACAATTATTGCTTTTGGTACTCTCTTCAATAATATTAGTTTGAAGAAGACAGACCCTAGTACTAATGCTGTACTAGAAGAATCTAAAGTTCCTCTAGCATATGGACCTAGACAGAAGTTCTTAACTCGTCTAGAACAGATGGAGTCTGCTACCCGCAAAGTCTCTATTACTATTCCGCGTCTCTACTTTGAGATGAATAGTATTGATTATGATCCCGCAAGAAAGACTGCTCCAACGCAGAAATATAAGACTATCATTAATAATGATCAGGACGAGGTACGGGTTCAGTTTACACCAGTACCATATAATCTTGGTTTTGAGTTGGGTATCATTGCACAGTCACAAGATGATGCTCTTCAAATATTAGAAAGTATTCTCCCATATTTCCAACCTTCATTTTCTATCACACTAAATCTTGTTCCAGATATGAATGAGAAACGTGATATAGCAATCGTATTGAATAATATCAACTATGAAGATGAGTGGGATGAAAGTTTTTTAAATAGGAGATGGATTACATACACCCTAAACTTCACTGTTAAGACATACTTCTACGGTCCATACAGCACTGCTGATGTTATCAATAAGGCTATCATTCATGAGACTATTGGTGATCTTGCTGTAAATAGAAGAGCAGTCACTCGCACATATACACCTAAGGCTAAGACTGATATTAACCAAGACGGAAACATTGATGCTGCTGATGACTTACTAGTAACAGCAGATGATGATTTCGGATTCAATGAAGGTATTACGATTTTATAATTATGGAAGATCAACTTGAAAAGAATATGGAGAACATCCTTAATATAGATATTTCCGAGACACCTGAACCTGTTACTAAAAAGAAGGATCAACTTAGGGATTCCTCTGAAGATCGTGACAAGGACTATGAGTATACAAGAGGAGAACTCTACTCACTCATAGATCAGGGTCAGGAGGCAGTCAGAGGGGCGTTAGAGGTTGCACAGGAGTCAGGGCATCCAAGAGCATATGAAGTTGCTACGAACGCTATGAAGCAGGTAGCAGACATGACTGACAAACTTATGGATCTTCAGAAGAAAGTCAAGGATCTTGACGAAGATAAGAAAGGTCCAACTAAAGTTACTAACAATGCTATGTTTGTTGGTAGCACATCAGATTTACAAAAAATGCTAAAACAAATGGGTGGAGGTAAACGCTGATGATAAATAAAGATGTTAGGATACAGAAACCACCATGTTAATTAAACTTTTAGCCGTTGAGGGCGATCTCACTAGTCCTTCCAATGTTGATAGAGCAAAGGTGGTAAGGATTTTTAATAACCATAGTTCAAATATAATTTTGACTCAAAAAAATGCTGGTGGAGATACCATTGGTAGTTTTGCAGCAGATAATGGAAAAATATTTTTTCTAGAAAAGTCTCCAACAGACACACTTACTGCGGGATCAAATGGTGGTAGTGTTAAGGTTGTTTCGGTTGCTTACAAAGGAGGAGATTGATTTTCTGCAATGGCAAATATGGATTGGTTACAAAGAAATTATGATAACTCTCTAGCGGATCCAGCATTGGGATTCACAATTGTCAATCGTTTCTCAGGTAACGAGGGATGGGCTACTAAACAGTATAAGGATTTTAATGCTGATTATGTTGCGAAAGATTACAGCAACAGTACCAGAACACCAGGTACATTTCAAGCAAGAAACTACAACAATACTACACGCACACCTGCTGCATATCAACGCCACGATTACAGTAATAACGCAGTGTCAGCATAGGTACACACAGGCTTGCTTTATAGGAAGTTTTACTTATAATTAGTAGTAACTTATTTCATCATGAGCCATGAGACTTAACGAAGAAGATGTCTCCCGTATCATCAAAGCTTGTAAAGAATATCAGACCAATACAGGTTCTGAATATATGTGGGATGAATACGAACATCTCATTCATAAGTTAGAGACTCTGTGTGAACAAGGGTACTGCGCTTTAAGCAAATGACTCACTACACAGTCGGTTACCACGACACACTCAAGATACGCCACGAAATTTGCGAGTATGCACAAGACGCATACGAAGCAATACAAAACAGCAAAAAGGATGTTCCTGAATTAGAGGGGCATCCTTCTTTTGTTGACTATTGCACTAGGGAGGAGTAGAATGACTACACTCACTAAGAATAAGGATGAAATTATGTGGTGGATGTCTAGAATTACATTCATGGTATGCGCGTTATGCTTCTCAATAGTATTCGCAGCATCAGCATACGCAGCAGAAATTACTATGGGTTCAGGAGGCAATTTAGTCTTTGAACCTAATGAAATTAGTATTGCTGCTGGAGATACAGTTACAATAGTAAACGGAGATTTACCACCACATAATTTCGTGGTAGCAGATCATCCAGAACTTTCACACCCAGACCTTGCGTTTGTAGGTGGAGAGAGTTTCAATGTCACCTTCGATAAAGCAGGAGATTATGAGTTTCAATGCGAACCTCATGCTGGTGCTGGAATGAAAGGTGTAATACATGTCTCATAGTTACACTAACCCCTCAGAGAAACAAGACCTGTCTCATTTAGAGGCAGGTACTAGTGAGGATGAGTATGTCGATCCTACTACTGGTTTTAGTAAAAGGAAACCTATCAGTGATAGGGAGTGCATCTATAAGTGCTTAGACAATTGTATAGCACTTGCTGGTCTTGATAAGCATCAGGTAGAGAGACTTGCAAAACAGTTTAATCCAAACAATCCTGATGAAGTTAATATCGAATCGGAGTATCCCCCATTATGAACGATATGCTTTGGTCAATAAATATTATGTTAGGTACTCTTCTCAGTGGAGTTGGGTATTTAATTTATTGGATTATGACATATGACGACAGAACAGAGTCAAGAAACGAAGATAGCAATCTTGGAAGCGAAGGTGGAACACATGATGGGCCACGTGAAGGAGCTCACACTTAGAGTTCGTGCTAACGAAAAGGTAGTTGCTATTGTTAGTGCTATTGGCATTGGTGCTGGTGGTATAGTAGGTACTACTGCATTTGCTCCAAAGGCAGATGCTGTTCCATCTCCTAGTGAATGGATACATGATCTAAGAGAGTGGAAATCTGAACAGGAACGTACTCCTATAGAAGAGATGCTAAATACAGCAGAGATGGAGTATGAACATGGGTGTGATGGTTCCACCGAGCAGGAATAGCTGCTATAATTTTAGAGTTGTTGAGGTCAATAAAGTAGTTGACGGAGACACAATTGATGTAACTATAGATTTGGGTTTTGGAATCTATAAGAAAGAGAGAGTTCGTATAGCAGGTATAGATACGCCAGAGAAACGAACAAGAGATTTAGAAGAGAAAGCATTAGGAATAGATGCCACCAACTATATGAAGGATAGGTTGGATGGAGTTTTACATGGGGATGAGGAACTAACTATCCGCACAGAACTTAAAGGTGGTGTTGGTAAGTATGGAAGATTGCTTGGTTGGATTTATTCTACCGATGGTGATCCAGAATTATCAATCAATGAAGAGATGATAAAGTTTGGTTATGCATTAGAATATGATGGTGGTACAAAGAATAAAGATTGGGAACCTCTTAGAGAGATTCGCAGATCATTTGGTACATTAAACGAGGGTTAGAATTATGTGGAACTTTAGTGCTTTTACTAAGATAAAAGAATGGGACAAGAAGATGGCAAAGAAGATACAGGATAAGTTTAACTTGACTGATTATCAAATGTTATGTCTTGCTTTCGGCAAAGGATTTATTATAGGTGCAATCTTGTTATAAATAAATCCAGTTTGGCATAATGTAATGACAAGTCTGATTGACCCCAAGAAGTACAGCGATGCAGTTGGCCGATTGAGGTCATTTTTTTTGTCCAAGAACTTCTTGGAAGTACATACTCAAAATCGTTTGAGTATATTGGCAGCATGTGAAGACCCTGAGACAGTAGCAACATACAATTATGGTGGCAATGTTTGGCCACTACCACAGACAGGTCAGATGTGGTTAGAATATGAATTGTTATCCAACCCTTCCGCAGAAGGGTTTTTTTGTGTCTCAACTTCATATAGAGCAGAACCCAATCCTGTACCAGGTAGACATGAAACTATCTTCCCTATGTTCGAGTTCGAGATGAAAGGAGATGTTTATGATCTTAAAGCAATGGAGATTGACCTATGCGAGGATCTAGGAATACCACTAGAAACGGTTAAAATTAAAAAATATAATGATTGGGCAGACCAATATAAGGTGAAGGAATTAGATCACGGACATGAAGCGGCAATAGGTCGTGGTATGATTACGGACTTTCCTGAATGGACATCACCCTTCTGGAACATGGCACGTAACGATGACGGAACCAGTCGTAAGATTGATGTGATTCTAAACGGTATGGAAACTATTGGTTCTGCTGAACGTAGTACTGATAGAGCACAGATGAGAGAAACATTCCACACTATCTCTGATGGTGGGTATGCAGGACTACTCTATAGAAAATTTGGTGAGGAAAGAGTTGAGAAAGAACTCGATGATTTCCTTAACTTCGATTTCTTCCCCCGTAGTGGTGGTGGAATAGGAGTAACTCGAATAATATCAGCCCTTGAATAAGGGCTTCAATGTAAGGTGGTGAAATGGTAAACACAGCTGTCCGTTTAACAGCCGATTCATCTTTTGCGAGGCGAGTCTTGGAGGTTCGAGTCCTTCCCTTACAGTTTAAATAAATATATATGTGAAGAATTACTATGTATGGCAACGAAAACTGAGGTTTATCTAGGTAATCCCAACCTGAAGAAGGCTGGTACTGAGATACAATTCACACAGAAACAAGTAGAAGAATGGATTAAATGTAAAGCAGATCCTTTATATTTTGCGTGTAATTATATACAGATCATTTCTCTCGACGAAGGTTTAGTCCCGTTCACTATGTACGATTTCCAGAAGGAAATCTTAATGGATTTACATGAAAACAGATTCAACATTGCTAAGCTGCCTCGTCAGACTGGTAAATCCACAACAGTGGTCGCATACTTGTTACATTATGCTATCTTTAACGATAGCGTTAACGTTGGTATTCTTGCTAACAAAGCTTCTACTGCTAGGGAATTACTTGGTAGGTTACAATTAGCGTATGAGAATTTACCTAAGTGGATGCAACATGGTATACTCGTATGGAACAAAGGTAATGTCGAACTTGAAAACGGATCAAAGATATTGGCAGCTTCTACATCTGCAAGTGCTGTCCGAGGCATGTCGTTCAATATCCTCTTCCTCGACGAATTCGCTTTCGTTCCAAACCATGTTGCAGAGCAATTCTTTGCCTCTGTTTATCCTACTATTACGTCTGGTAAATCGACGAAAGTCATAATCATATCCACTCCTAACGGAATGAATCACTTCTACAAGACGTGGGAGGATGCTAAGAATGGGAAGAATGGATATGTTACAAATGAAGTCCATTGGTCTCAAGTTCCAGGAAGAGATAATAAATGGAAAGAAGAGACGATGAAGAACACGTCCAAGAGACAGTTCGCTCAAGAGTTTGAGTGTGACTTTCTTGGATCTGCTGACACACTTATCTCACCTTCTAAGCTACAAAATATACCGTTCACTGACCCCATACAAAGCAATGCAGGACTTGACATTCATGAGAGAGCAGAAAAGGATCATGAATACATTATTACTGTTGATGTTGCCAGAGGTATCGGTGGCGACTACAGTGCTTTTATCGTGTTTGATATCACCACGATGCCGTATAAGATCGTTGCGAAGTACAGAAATAATGAGATTAAACCTATATTGTTTCCGTCGGTCATCTTCCAAGTAGCAAAGGAATACAATTGTCCATACATACTTACTGAGGTTAATGATATAGGTGATAGCATAGCAGCAACATTAAACTATGACCTTGAGTATCCTAACGTACTCATGTGTGCTATGAGAGGTAGGGCTGGGCAGGTTGTGGGACAAGGGTTCTCAGGTAACAAGACACAGTTAGGTGTCAAGATGAGTATCACAGTTAAGAAACAAGGATGCTCAAATCTTAAAGCAATTATAGAAGAAGATAAATTAACATTTAAAGATTTTGAAATTCTACAAGAATTAACTACCTTCATACAAAGAAAGCAAGCATGGGAAGCAGATGAAGGGTATCATGATGACTTGGTAATGTGTATGGTTCTATTTGCATGGCTAGTCCTGCAAGATTATTTTAAGGAGATGACGGATCAAGATGTACGAAGAAGAATCTACGAAGAACAACGTGATCAAATTGAGCAAGATATGGCTCCCTTTGGTTTTATTGACGACGGCATGGGTGATGATACCTTCATGGATGGAGACGGAGATCTGTGGGCCTACGGAGATAAACAAGAAGAGGTCTCCTATATGTGGAACAACTGATGGATATTTCAGATCAGTTCTCTCTAGAACATCTTCTGTTCAAGGAGAGGGAATGTAGATCTTGCCATAAGACAAAAGATTTATTAGATGATTTCTATTTAATTCGTAAACAAAAGAAAGGAAATCCATCTGCTTATTCTTATGAATGTAAATTGTGTACTATTCAACGAGTAGTTAATAAAAAGAAGAGAGTTAAAGAAGAAATCTATCCAGACTGGTAGTTCATGCATGGTTTCCCCGATGAAAGAATGATTTTATCTAAATATTATTAGATAAAATTGGAATCTATCGAGGGAATAAACATGTCGAGTCAAGTCTCGCCTGGTGTTGTTATTAAGGAACGTGATTTATCCAATGCTGTTGTAGTAGGTGCATCTTCAATTACAGGTGCTTTTGCTTCATCTTTCCGCACTGGACCTGTAGGCAAAATTGTAAATATAAGTTCTGAAAGAGAACTAATTGATGTATTTGGAGCACCAGCTGAGGCAAACGCTTCTGATTGGTTAGTAGCATCCGAATTCTTACGTTATGGTGGACGTTTGGCAGTAGTTCGTGCTACTTCTGGTGTTCTTAACTCAACTGCATCTGGAACTGGTGCTTTGGTTGCATCTAAAGAAGATTTTGATGCTGGAGCAACTACTGAAAAGTTTGCTGCCAGATATGCTGGTGCTGATGGTAACAACCTACGTGTTGTTATTGTTGATAGAGGTGCTGATTATACCGTAACCAAGAACGCTCATGGGTGGTCTGTTGGTGGAACATATACTGACGGTAATGGTACTGCACACGAGATTGTTTCTAAAACAACTAACACAGCAGACATCATTCAAAATGGCGCAGTTGCTCCTACCGCTACTGGTGGTGCTACTGTTGCTGCATTCGATTGGAACTCCCAAGCAATCGGATCAACTGGATTAACAAACAAAGCAATTGCTCCTCGTCCTGGAACATCTGCATTTGCTTCTGAGCGTTATCTGTCATATGACGAAGTTCATGTTGCAGTTATTGACGAATCAAACAACACTGTTGTTGAGCGTCAAACATATCTCTCAAAACTTTCTGATGGTAAGACATCTGAAGGTGGATCATCTTACTGGAAAGATGCAGTAAATGAATTCAACAATTACATCTATGCTGGTGCAGCATTAAGTGCTGCTGAGTTATCAACTCAAGGTGAGAACTCTGGTTCTACTGCTGCTTCCTATGGAGCAACTGCTGGAGCACCTGTTGAACTAGCAAGGATTCTTCCTACTGCTGGTGGAGCACTTAGTGGTGGTACAGATGACTATGCTTATACTGCTGGAGAAATTCAGACAGCATACAACGAGTTCCTTGATACCGAGCAGACAACTGTTGACTTCGTTCTAATGGGCGGATCAATGGCAGGAGAAGCAGACACCAAGACTAAAGCAGGTGCTGTAGCTGGTGTTGCTAACAGTAGAAAGGATTGTGTTGCATTCATCTCACCATATAACGGCAATCAAATTGCTACATCTGGTGGATCCGCAATTCCTCCTACTACTCAGTTAACAAACACAGTTGACTTCTTCAATACAATAGGATCTAGTTCCTACGTTGTATTTGATAGTGGTATCAAGTACACATATGACCGCTTCAACGATAAGTATCGTTATATCGGTTGTAACGGAGATGTTGCAGGAACATGTGTTTCTACATCATCCATACTTGATGATTGGTTCTCTCCTGCTGGAATGAGTCGCGGTGGCATTCAAAATGTCGTTAAACTTGCGTTCAATCCAAACAAAGCACAAAGAGACGAACTGTATACAAATAGGATTAACCCAATAGTATCGATGCCTGGTTCAGGTCCAGTACTATTTGGTGATAAGACTGCACTCGCTTCTCCATCTGCATTTGATAGAATCAACGTTCGTCGTTTGTTCTTGAATGTCGAGAAGAGAGCAAAGGCACTAGCAGAGGGCGTACTCTTCGAGCAAAACGATTATACTACACGTAGTAATTTCAATGCATCTATTAGTTCTTACCTTTCTGAGGTTCAAGCACGTAGAGGTGTTACTGACTTCCTAGTAGTTTGCGATGAGTCAAACAATACACCTGAAGTGATTGATAGAAATGAGTTTGTTGCGGAATTATTCCTCAAGCCAACTCGTTCAATTAACTATGTAACAGTAACGGTCACCGCAACAAGAACTGGAGTTTCCTTCAGTGAAGTTGTAGGTAGATAATATTATTCATAGATAAACATTAAGAGGTAAACAACTAATGGCAAGGTCAAACGTATCAGAATTTCTACAGACTATTGGGCAAGGTGTAAAGCCCAATATGTATCTGATCGACGTACAGTTCCCTGCTGCTCTCAGCAAGGACCAAATCGAAGATCAAGATCTAGTAAATCTGCTTTGCAAATCCGCAGCACTTCCAGGTTCAAACTTAGGTGTAATTGAAGTTCCTTTTAGAGGAAGGACAGTTAAGATCGCTGGTGATCGTACCTTTGATACATGGACTGCAACATTCTTTAATGATAAGGACTTCAAACTCCGTACATTCTTTGAAGAGTGGGCTAACAGCATCAACACACACGAAGAGAATACATCTCAACTATTCACTCCTAATAATTCTTCTGGTTATACAGCAGATCTTGGAGTTAAGCAGTTGGAGAAGGATTCTTCAGACACAGGATCAGTCCTCAGAGAGTATAAACTAAGGTATTGTTTCCCAACTAACGTCTCCCAAATCGATCTTGCTTATGATAGCAATGATCAGATTGAAGAGTTTTCAGTTGAGTTCCAATATTCTTTCTTTACTGCTGGAGCAGGTACTGATGCTAGGGCTGGCGTTTCTGCAATTCCTGTGGTATAATAAATACTATTTGATATAGTATTGAGAAGCAGTCATGAGTCAACTATTTGGCTTCCAAATTAATCGCAAGGTGGGAAAACGGGGTCAATCCCCAGTCCCACCTCAAGCTGATGAACCTATTGCGGTAGCAGCGGGTGGTTATTATGGAACGTATGTTGACACCGACAACCAGGCTCGTAATGAGTTTGAGATGATTCGTCGCTATCGCGACATGGCTATCCACCCAGAGGTGGATAGTGCGGTTGATGAAGTAGTCAACGAATTTATTGTGAGTGATGCTCATGATAGTCCTTGTGAAATAAACTTGGACAATCTCGAAATGGGTAGTGGTGTTAAGAATAAAATTCGCAATGAGTTTGAGCACATCAAGAAGCTTTTAAACTTTGACAATAGAGCACATGAGATCGTCCGTTCGTGGTATATCGACGGGCGACTTTTCTATCATAAAGTAATTGATTTAGAAAATCCTAAAAAAGGTATTACAGAACTTCGTTACATTGATCCAATGAAGATCAAACGGGTTCGACAAAAACTCGATAGCACTCCAAAAGATCCCGTAAGTCGTGCAGCAGTTAAAGGCACAGCACTCGAAGTAGAATATGGAACTTTTATAGATTACTTCTTATACAATCCAAAAGGATTCTATAAGGGTGGTGTTCTTGGACCTATTGGAGACATGTCATTGTCTCAAGGTATCAAGATGGCAGTTGATTCAGTTACCTTTATTGGTTCTGGATTACAGGATCTCAACAAGCGTATGACATTGGGATTCCTCCACAAGGCAGTTAAATCACTTAACCAACTTCGTATGATCGAAGATGCTTTGGTTATATACAGATTGTCTCGCGCACCAGAGAGAAGGATATTTTATATTGACGTTGGTAATCTTCCTAAAGTAAAGGCAGAGCAATACCTTCGTGACACAATGGCACGTTATCGTAACAAGCTTGTTTACGATTCATCTACTGGTGAAATGCGTGACGATAAAAAGCATATGAGTATGCTCGAAGACTTTTGGTTACCTCGTAGAGAGGGTGGTAGAGGAACAGAGATCACTACACTACCCGGAGGACAAAATCTTGGAGAACTTAAAGATGTTGAATACTTTAAGAAGAAGCTTTATAACTCGCTTAACCTTCCACCTAGTCGCCTTACAGACGATAACAAAGGTTTTAATCTCGGTAAGACTACGGAAGTACTTAGAGACGAACTCAAATTCACTAAGTTCATTGGTAGATTACGTAAGAGATTCTCTGAACTCTTCCAAGATATTCTCAAGACTCAACTTATTCTCAAAGGAGTAATTGCTCCTGATGATTGGGAAGACATGAAGGAGCATATTCAATATGACTTCTTGTTTGATAATCATTTCAATGAGCTAAAAGAAATTGAGATGATGAATCAGCGTATGCTGACTGTCACTCAAATGGATCCCTTTGTTGGTAAGTATTTCTCTATTGAGTATGTACGTAAGAACGTACTTCAGCAGAGGGATAAGGAATATAAGGAGATCGAAGTTCAAATGAATAAGGAGATCGAATTAGGTCTCGTTATGTCTCCTCAAGATGTTAATACATTTGACACATTAGATCGTCAGAATGATGCATTTGCTCCTGAACTGGATGCTCAAAATGCGGAAGATGATCACAAAAGAGAGATTGAAAAGATGAAGGCTGCTCCAAAACCACCAGCTCAACCTAAGAAATCTGATAAATAATCTATATTGACTCAATATTATGACTGAAAAAAATGAAGTTGATACTGAAGCAGGGGCAATTCCTGTCGTTGTTGATGTGATCGATAAGATCACTACGAACGATAGAGCGTCTGCCATTGATGCTATCAAAGATATGTTGTTTGCCAAATCAGCTGATGCTATGGCAGGTTACAAAAAGGTGGTAGCGAATACATATTTTCAAGAACCAGTAGCAGATACCCCAGAGGAACCATCTAATGAAACTGATAACGGAACAGATTGAAAACGTTAAGGTCATCACCGAAGGTAAAGGTGCGGATAAAAAACTTTTCATCGAAGGAGTATTCCTTCAGTCTGAAATTGTGAATCGTAATGGACGTAGATATCCATACGAAATACTTGACCGTGAGGTAACTAGGTACAATGAAGAATATGTAAAGACAAAAAGAGCTCTTGGCGAACTTGGTCATCCTGATGGACCTTCTATTAATTTAGATAGGGTCTCTCATAGAATCACAGAACTCCGCGCCGAAGGCAAGAACTTTATGGGCAAGGCACAGATCCTTAACACACCCATGGGCAAGATTGCAAGCAATCTTTTAGAAGAAGGAGTTCAGTTGGGAGTATCATCTCGTGGTATGGGAAGCATTCAGCAAAGCGAAAATGTTTCAGTTGTACGCGACGACTTTATACTTGCAACAGCCGCTGATATAGTAGCAGATCCCTCTGCACCAGATGCTTTTGTAAATGGCATCATGGAAGGTAAGGAATGGGTTTGGGACAACGGTATCCTTAAGGAGACTGAAGTGGCTAAATATAAACGTCATCTAGACTCGGCATCTCGCGGAGCACTAGAAGAAAGGACTCTACAAGTCTTTGAAGAATTCCTTTCAAAACTTTGATTTCATAAATAAATCTAGTAATAATTATACGGAAACCTACGAGGTAAACTCAAATGTCAGATATGCTTAAAGAAAAGTTTGAGGAGTTTGTGACTGAGCACAAGGAAATAATAGCTGAAGACGATCAGACGGTTATGCCGACTGTTCAAGCTACAGTCGTTCCTGGCACAGGTAGCGACCCTTCTCAAGTCTCTGACGCTCAGACTGCTAATTCTGGCAATGCTGGCGATCAAGGCACACAACCTAAAGTAGAACCATCTGCTGTTCCTGGAGCACAGTCGGTTAGTGATCTTGGTGGATCATCTACTACTCCTAACGAACACGATGAAGATGGAGAAGAGAATCCTGGTGCTAAGGCAGCCGCTCCTGTTGGAGACAAAGCAGCACAGAGTGATGGATCTGCTCAGACTTCTAGCATCAATGATGCAGGAGATCAGGGTACACAACCTACAGTTGGTGCTGAGGTAGCATACGGAACTGGTGTTGGTTCTGCCGTTAAATATCCTATTCATGCAGGATTTAAAGTTGACGTTGCTGATGACGTTAATGCCCTTCTAGAGGGAACAGACATGACTCCTGAGTTTGCAGAGAAGACAAAGACTATCTTTGAAGCTGCTCTCAAAGCAAAACTCACAGAGGAGTATAACAAGCTTGTAAAACACTTTGCTGAAGAAACAGACCAGAAGATTGCAGAACACAAATCTTCAATGTCTGAAGAAGTAAACGGTACAGTGAATTACGCCGTAAGTCAATGGCTTGAAGAAAATCAAGTAGCTGTTGATCGCGGAATCAGAAATGAGATTACAGAAGACTTCATTGCAGGTCTGAAGAATCTCTTTGAAGAGCACTACATCTCCATACCCGATGATAAAGTGGATATGGTAGAAGATAGTCTCAAGAAAGTACATGAGATGGAAACACGCCTTGACGAACAGGTCAAGTCTAATGTGAAATTACAAAATCGCCTTAATGAATCTGCTAAGATAGTTGTTCTGAAGAATGTTTCAGAAGGACTTGCAGATACACAGAAGGACAAACTCGCGGCTCTCGCTGAGGGAATCGAGTTCGTTTCTGAAGAAGATTTCTCTAAGAAGGTTAAAACCATCAAGGAGAGCTACTTCACTAAAGAAGCAAACGTAACCCCAAGTGAGGTTGCTGATGAAACTCCAGTAGAAGGCGTTGATCAAAATATAAATCCAGTAATGGCTTCATATGTTGACGCAATCTCTCGCTGGAACGACAACTAAATTATCTACCCTTTTTTAAGTTAGAAAAATGTTTAATGCTAAAGCACTAACAGAAAAGTGGTCACCTGTTCTAAGTCATGAGGGAGCTGGCTCCATCAAGGACAATTATAGAAAGGCTGTTACCGCGGTACTGTTAGAAAACACAGAAAAAACTCTACGCGAAGAGCGTGGAATGTTAAACGAAGCTGGTAACACCGTTGGTGCTATCGGTGGTGACGGACTTTCAGGTAGTGGTTTAACGACTAAGACAGGTGGACTTGCTGGTTTCGACCCAGTGATGATCAGCTTGATCCGTCGTGCCATGCCTAACCTTGTTGCATACGATATCTGCGGCGTTCAGCCAATGAGTGGTCCTACAGGACTTATCTTTGCAATGAAGAGTCATTATCAAGACGACAGTGCAGCACTACGTGCTGGTCGCGAAGCACTCTACAACGAACCAGATTCAAACTTCTCTGCAAGTTCTGCTGGTCCTGGTGCTTACGATAACACACCTCTTGGTACAGACGACACCAAGCCTCTAGGTGACGGTGGTACAACAGACGCTAACCCAGGTCTTCTTAACGACGCAACTGGTGGCGGTGTTACTGCTGCAAACTATGAGCGCGGTACAACAGCGATTGCTCGTGAAAACGCTGAGACATTAGGTGCAGGTTCAACCCTGTTCAACGAAATGTCATTCAGCATCGAGAAGACATCCGTTACTGCAAAGACACGGGCGTTGAAAGCTGAGTACACACTAGAACTCTCACAGGACTTGAAAGCAATTCATGGTCTTGATGCAGAGCAAGAACTCGCTAACCTATTGTCTAGTGAGATCCTTGCAGAAATCAACCGTGAGGTTGTACGTACAGTTTATTTCGTTGCTAAATCTGGTGCTCAGAACAACGTTGCTAACGCTGGCGTATTCGACCTAGACGTTGACTCCAACGGAAGATGGTCGGTTGAGAAATTCAAGGGACTTATGTTCCAGATCGAAAGAGATGCTAACGCTATCGCGCAGCAAACTCGTCGTGGGAAGGGTAACTTCATCATCACATCTGCTGATGTTGCTAGTGCTCTTGCTATGTCTGGTACTCTAGACTACTCTTCAGGTCTTCAAGGATCTGGTGGACCTTCCATCGGTGAAGTTGATGACACTGGAAACCTACTTGTAGGTACAATGAACGGACGCATTAAGGTCTATGTTGACCCTTATTCTGCTAACGTTTCAAACACTCACTACTATGTTGTAGGATATAAGGGTTCTTCCCCTTATGACGCTGGACTATTCTATTGTCCTTACGTTCCTCTCCAGATGTTAAGAAGTGTCGATCCAGCGACGTTCCAACCCAAGATTGGATTCAAGACTAGATACGGTATGGTTGCTAACCCATTCGTTGTACAAAGCAACGGAACTCCTGATGCAGAAGCACTAGGACAGGGACTTAACCAGTACTACAGACGTGTACGTGTTGCAAACCTAATGTGATACACGGTCACGATATAAACACTAAGGGGATCCGAAAGGTTCCCCTTTTTTATTAAATAGGTGGTATAATATGGTGTAAGACCGAACCCAAATTCCATCGCTATCCTGAGTATATGAACGGAAGACTTAAAAAGGTAGACATGACGGCTCGCCTCATGAAAATCAAAAATAGTATAGATAGTAAATCATGGTATCCCGAATGGGATCGTAAAGAGCGATGGGCTGCACAGCAAGCATTGAATAATGCTTTAGACATTTTAGACGAATATGATTATTAGTACGACATTCAGTAACTCAATATTAACAGGAATAATTATTGCAGCAATATCTTTACTTGGAGCAGGGGTGTGGTCTATAGTGTTATTAACTACCTTCCTTAAGGAACGTCGAATCATTAAAAGGTTAGAACGTATGAGAAGGATGGGTAAATTTGTTTGGGATGAAGAGGAATATGACTGATGAAAAAATCAAGAGTCTTTGTTATACAAAGGAAGAAGTAGATATAATGATTGCTGATGCTCTTGCTGAAGCACGAGCAATAGACGAAGCCTCAATGCGAGATCATAATTTTAAAGCAACCATTATCAGTATGATACTAGGGTTCATTTGTCTTGCGTTGTTTGTTGATGGACTGTTAAGGATACTTGGTATCATTCCACCCTTTATGGATATTGATGTTAGTGTTGTTGATGAGATTGTAGAAAGGGTTAAAGAGGATGTATTACCAGAAGTTTTAAATAAAGCACAGAAGTATCAACGGTATATACCAGGCAGATGATTGACACCTCACCAAGTTCATTGAGACTAATGGCTATATTGGTGTTGGGTTTAGTGTGGTTCTACATTTTATGCCATCCTGCAACCGATGATAAATAGTAAGTAGCCTTCATCTGATAATGACAGCTAAATGGTATAAAGAGCAACCTACTAATAGGAACTTCCTAAACCCAGTAGGGTTTCTTTTAAAACTAGAAAAATTTCAAGGTACAGATTTCTTTTGTCAAAGAGCAAACGTACCTGATATTAGTATGCCTGTAACTGAGGTTCCAACTCGGTTCAGAAGTCTACCTATCATTCCTGGTGGTGGAGTAGAGTTTGGTGATCTTAATATAGAGTTCATCGTAGATGAAGATCTAAAAAATTATTATTCCATACACAAATGGATTCGGGATAATGGTAGGGCAGATGATGATCAGAATACTCCAGCAAAAGAAGAGTATAGTCTTGGTCAACTACACATAGTTACCTCACAATACAATCCAGCATTCGTAGTGGAGTATGAAGGACTATTCCCTGTCAGCTTAACTTCTATGCAATTTGATGCTACAATGACTGATGTAGAGTACATTACTGCTCAGGTTACATTCAAGCATCAGAAGCATAAAATACTCAATAAGAATATGCACCCAATTACTTTATGAACTTTGAATCTCTTCGTAATAAATTTGAACAACTGAAAACAGACTGGGCAGAGGATAGTCATGTAGACTTCCAGTTTAAGAATAAACAATATACTACTGATCTAGGGCAATTAGCTCTTGACATTCCTTATCAGCACAATAAATACTTACACCACTACACTGACATCTCTCAGATCAAAACCTCGTTAGAGTTTGAAATTCGTAAACTAGTTAGGGAAAAGCGTGAGTATTATGGAGGTGAAGCTGACGCTAAAACATATGCCAACAAACCATTTGGCAACAGTATTAAAACATCTGAAAAGATGAGAGTCTATCTAGAGTCTGACGATGAAGTCATCAATCTAGAAGCGAAAATTAAATTCCTTGATCAGATGCTTTACTGGTTAGATCAGGTAATGAAACAGATTTCAAACAGAGGGTTCCAAGTCAAGAGTGCTATTGAGTGGGAGAAATTTATTAATGGACAGTAATGACAAACCTCTCGTTAAAAAAGAAGAATGAAGTTTACGTCAGTATCAAAGCTGAGGAACCACATGTCCATAAGGAACTAGCAGATTACTTTTCATTTGAAGTACCTGAAGCAAAATTCCTAAAAAGAAATCCCAGATATAGACACTGGGACGGAACAATACATCTATACTCACCTGCTACAGGTGATCTGTATGGTGGGTTATTTCATCATTTACTAGGTTTCGTTCAGGAGCGAGACTACAAACTCCATATAGAAAACGATGAATGGTATGGTGATATACGTGAGGTAAATGAATTCGCTTCTTTACCTGCAATAAAAGTTTTTATGGATAAGATCTCTAAGGTCAAACCTAGAGACTATCAGTATCGTGCAGTGCATGAAGCAATACGTATGAATCGTAAGCTACTTCTTTCTCCTACGGGGTCTGG